TTCCGACGATATGCCGGACGGACGGTTGGGAGGTCGAATTTGCGTGCAAGTATTGGGACTGTACTCCGTGCAGCCGGGATTATCCGCGATGATTTGAGCGCGATCTGGTCTCATTCGCGCAACGGGGTAGCCAGGATACACGCCAGTCAAAATCCGAAATGGCGACGCCGCCTCTGGATAATGTGCAAGCGGCGCGCCTCATTGGCCAACTCGTACACTAAAAGATAATTCTCGTTGCTTGACTCTACGGATCCGGATTTGCGCAAGCGCGATGCTCATCGGAACCTGGATGTGTGTTTGGTGCAGGTGGAATAAAAATGGTGCGAGCTTTATCCTGGTCTATGCCAGACCAAATCCTGTCTCGATTTTCATCGTTGTGGTCCCGTTGCTCAGGGGAAATGCCGGCGCCGCGTCGTGCTGCACGCAAGTTGCTCTATCGTGCGTTCGTGTGCCTCGTCGGCATTGTCGCGATCGGTCTGCTATCGAACGTTGCGATCGCGACAGATGAGCCAATCGGGCTGAAAATCGTCTGGAGCGCCGCTCTGCCAGGTATTCCTCGTCTTTGTTATGACAAAACGCCGGCTGTGCTTTTCATGAAGTACGATGTTACGCGAAAATCGACTTCGGTCTTCACGCGCAAATTGAACCGCGACGAGCATCTACTTGGAGAATTTCCAGGAAGTCCCGATATGCGATCCTTGTCCTGCTCGCAGGATGGTCGGACCATTGCGGCGCTCGGCGGGGAGCGCTCAACGTTATTTTTGAGGCGAGGTACCGAAACGGCACTCTACCGGATTTCGGGCTACTGGCCGTTCTCGAATGCGGGCCGCTACTCCTTCCTGGCACAGGACGGAAACAGCATCACCCTTCCAGAGAGGCCGGATCTGGTCAGCGGGCCCGATCTGCTGCATGACATGACGATATTTCCGGACAAGCTCAGCACCGTGTTTTTCATGGACGGCTATCTGTATCTGGACGACAAGGCGGGCATTCATAAACTTCCCGCCGTTGATGGCGGGTGGGCGGAGCATGGGCAGCAATTCAAGAAGCCCGGCAGTTTTGATGCCAGTGAGATTGTCCGATGTGGCGACCACGACGTGGCATCGCTGGTGGGAATGGATTCATCTCGCTACATGGTACTTGGTGATGGGGTGCGCTCACAGGACTGGCTGGAGCGGGTTGGCGTTAGGAAACTGGTTAGAAAGTACTACCAGCCTTTCTTGATCAGCGGCGATTACGGAACGTGCGGATTTCCACTGCGTGATCGTGCACGATCGCACGAAACGGTCGGGCTCGCACGCATCGACACAAGCGGTGTTCAAACGTTTTCGTTTCCATATCCTGAGCTCAGGCTGATTAACGACAATGTCGCTTTTAGCAAGGACGGATGCTTAGCGTTGATCCAAGGAGTCTGGATAGGACGGGAGGCGTTAGGCAACACTCATCTTCTCGCTGTCGAATCCCCACAATGCCGATGATCGGAGTTGAGTATGTCGCGATATAATTATCCTGGTTACAAATCGACCGGAGAAGGATGGCTAGGAGCGCGCGCAGGCACGAAGGGCGGCTATCATGGTGGAACCGACAATCCGGCCGATGCTGAAACACCGGTCTATGCTGAGCATGGCGGAAGGGTCTTCCGGAGTGGTCAGATCAATGGTTACGGCATGTCCGTTATTGTGGAATCGACCGCGCCCGATGGAACACGCTTCTACGAACTCTATGGTCATCTCGGCCCTGGCCCGCTTCCCGATCCAGGAGCAGAGATCAAGGCGGGAGAGCCCATACCAGGTGCGGTGATCGGGACCAAAAAGTACGTGCAATCCAAAGGAGGCATCACATCCGGTCCTCATTTGCACCGTGAGATCATCTCGGGGAACGTTCGTTTAAATCCCAAAGACGGGCTCGGGATATATTCGAGCAAGATCGAGCACAAGGCGGATCCGGACACGTTCGACATTAATCATCCGGTCTTTCCTTACGAGAATGGCGAGCCGCTTCCAACGCCCGTTCCGCCCGCAGGGCGAAGGATCATTATCAGCCCGCGAGGGCTGGCTTCACCGACGCCGCTCCCGGACAGGCCCGATGGCGGCTCGGAAGCGACGAGGCAGAGTGAGCCGTCGTCCCAGCTCCGACCCGGCATGGCCATCCCTAGTGCTGTCGGACCAACGTCGATCGGTGGCCCCGACGGACCAACGCCGGTCGTACCGCCAGTTCCGTTACGCCAGCAACCGCCACTTCGACTCAATCCGCGCTCGGAAACGATCTCGCCGGCGCAGCGTCTGAATCCCGCGGTGCCCCAGGCCTTCGGGCCGTTTGGGTTTGCGGATCCCTTATCGCCCGACGTGTCGACTTCTCTACAAGGAACATACGCTCGCTCTGCAGATATGCCGAGCTCTTCAACTGATTCCGCAAGACCGTGGCAGAACGCCGAGCTTTCGCCGTCTTCCGATGCGCTGGCGGATGCCAGCGCTGATCACATCTGGATTGGAATGGGCGGTCTCCCCGGGCTATTGGCTCTGGTCAACGGAGAAAATCTCTCCAATTCGTTTGGCCGGGACCCACCTGAAGATCCTGTTGCCGTCCGACGACTCGTCAGCCGGCCTGCGCGATATTGAAGCTTGCGGTGTCGAATGAAAATAATTGGCGTTGATGCCACGGAGTTGTTTAACAAATGCAAGCGAAGGCTTCGAGGCGGCCACCAGGATGCATCTGTGACTTGCGGCGGATCGCGCCCCGAATTCGCGATTGCTGCCATCGCGACAGCGACACTCAATTCGATGTTCCTGCTGCTGGGGAAGCGGTTGGTTGCATGGTTCGATTGGCCGATGCTTGTGAAGTATCCCGTGCTGCGGATCGCTCTGACCTTGATTTGCGCAAACGCAATGTTCGCCATGAGCTGGATGCTGTTGTTCTTCAAAGAGGGATTGGCAGACACCGCAATTTTCACTTTGATCTTTGTCGGAACAAATCTCGTTCCGATCTTGATCGTTGCGGCCGTAAGTTGTGGTGCGCGTCTCATAGCGCGCGGCCTGAGAGGTTGTCTCAGCTCTTAATCGTGTTCTCCTGTTTCACATTGTCTTTCTTCTCATTGCGAAGGTGCCGATATGGACCCGACGATGCAATCACCCCGGACGGTACGGTTGCCTATCGGTAACGGTGTGGATATCCCCGTTCCGAGCGGTCCGCATTCTTATCGAACCAGATCGTGGATTGGCAGCACTTAGCGAGGTAGCCCGCGCATGCCGTTTCGTAATAGTGGTCAATGCAACGCGCCAATTCGTCGAATGTTGAATCTGATGAGGTAAGAATAAAAATGAGATGCGGCGGCGGTTGACACGTCGGGCAAATCAGCTGCATAAACCTACCATCGCAAGATTTCGATAGCCCGCTCCGGACAACCGGTGGCGGGCTTTTTCATGCGGCGGCGATGACACAGAGATCGCACCGTGTTTGTTTCTCGGCTACCAGAAGAGCATGCTGAGGCATGTCCGGCCGACAGCCAACGCCGACCCCAGCAAGCATGCGGGCGCCCGGCGAAGACGTTTCGCAGCGAGCCGGACCGGGCAACGTGCCCGCGCAACCGTGACGGCGAGACCTGAACGACCAAGCCAAATCTAAACGCCGGTGCTTGCGCGAGCAGGCGCTTGCCGGCATCTGCCGCCGAAGCGTGACGTCGCATGACGTTAGCGCCGAAGGCCGCATGGCAAACAATCAAGGACATCCCATGACCACTCCAGCCTCAACTTTCGTGACCTACCAGGCGGTCGGCAACCGCGAAGATCTCAGCGACATGATCTATCGCATCGATCCTGTCGACACGCCGTTCATGAGCGGGGTCGAAAAGGAAAAGGCGACCGCCGTCAATCATGAATGGCAGACCCAGGCGCTGGCACCGGCCGACGCCACCAATGCGCGGCTCGAGGGTGACGATCCCGACACCAACGTCACCACTCCGACAATCCGGCTCGGCAATCAGTGTCAGATCTCCTACAAGGTCGCGCGGGTCTCCGGCACCCAGCAGGCGGTTGATCATGCCGGCCGTGACAATGAGCTCGCTTATCAGGAGATGCTGAAGGGCCTCGAGCTGAAGCGCGATCTGGAGACGATCCTGTGCGGCACCAACCAGGCCAAGCTGCTGGGTAACACGACGACGGCGCGCAAGACGGCATCCGTGCTGTCCTGGATCGTCTCCAACACGTCGAAAGGCACCGCGGGCGGCGCCGCGGATCCGACGGTCACCGACGGCACCGGTGCCAGGACAGACGGCACCCAGATCGCATTCACGGAAGCCCGGTTGAAGACGGTGCTCTCCGCGATCTGGCTCAATGGTGGTAAGCCCGGCACCATCCTTACCGGCGCTTTCAACAAGCAGGTGTTCTCGACCTTCACCGGCCGGTCCACCGCGATAGAGGAGGCGAAATCGAAGAAGATCGTCGCATCGGTCGATGCCTACGAGTCGGATTTCGGCAAGCTGAAGGTGGTCGCCAACCGCTTCCAGCGGCCGCGCGACGTGCTGTTGCTGGAGATGGACAAGTGGGCGGTCGCTTATCTCAACGGACGCAACATGATCTCGATCCCGCTGGCGAAAACCGGTGATTCCGAGCGCCGCCAGATCCTCGCCGAATATGCGCTGGTTGCCCGCAACGAAAAGGCGAGCGGTGGCATTTTCGATAACACCGCATCCTGAGCCCGTCCATCTCATCCTCTCGACCTGCGGGCGGCTTTCGGGCCGCCCCTTTTTTTTGGAGACACCATCATGCCGCTGCCCGGCAATCGCACCCTGAATACGGCCGATCTGACGGCCTACACACCATCCTGCGGGGCCAGTCCCGTTACCGCCTATGCTCGCGCGCCATTCCGTTGCCGGCTGCTCAAGGTGACGGGCATCCTGGGCGGCGCCATCACGACGGCGGACGGCACCGTCACCGTCTCGGTCAATGCCGCCTCGATCGCGAGCTTCACCATGCCACAGTCGGGTTCAGCCGCGGGACAGCTGTTTTCGGTCGTTCCGGCATCGCCGGTCTATCTCAACGAAGATGATGTGATTGCGCTGACGCCATCCGGTGCGTCCGGCGCATCCGTGCCGATGCATTTCTCCGTCGCTATGAGGGGAGCTTGAGATGTCATTCATCCAGAAACAACCGTCGTCTCGGGTCGGCCTCACGCAAGTCATCGCATTTGATGGCAGCGTCGGCGCCGCCGGCAAGTTCAGTTCGGAAACCTACCAGCTCCGGCTCGCCGCCAATTCTGCCTGCTGCTATCGCATCGGTGATGGAACGCAGACCGCCACGACAGCGGATATCTTCCTGCCTGCCAACACCATCGAATACGTCACCATCACGCCCGGCCAGAATATCGCGGCCATCAAGGCGGCTACCAATGGCCTCGTGACGGCGGCCGCGGGCACGCTTTGGGTGACGGAGCTGTCGTGATGAACGGGCTGACTATTCGGCCGCATCTCGATGGCGACGGAAGAGGGCTGGTGATCGAGCAAATCCAGGATGTCGCGCCGATCCTCCGGTGGAACCAGGAATCGCGCCGCGACGAGCAACGCAGCGATTGGGGGCGCCACGTGGCCCGCGTCCCCAATGTCATTTACGTCAAGTGGCTGAATGAGGAACATGCCAGGGGCAACACCGCCTTGCGCCTGTTCACGCCCGAGTTCGACCTGATCGTGCAGAGCAAGCTCGATGATCCCGACTGGGCCTATCTGCGGACGGACCGGCCGAAGCTACAGGCAGGCTGGACTGAGAGGTCATCGTGACGCAGATCGTCGACTACACGTCCCTGCAAGCCGCAGTCGTCGAGTATCTGGCGCGTGATCAGGACTCGACACTTGTCGCGCGCATCCCGAGCTTCATTCAGCTTGCCGAAGCCAAGTTCAATCGGCAACTGTTCCACCGCAGGATGGAGCAGCGTTCGATCGCGGTCGTCGATCTGTCTTCGACCGGACCGGAGTTTGTCGCGCTGCCATCCGACTTTCAGTCGATGCGCCGCATCAGACTGTCCAGCGTCGCCGGAAAGCCGTCGCTGGAATTCAGATCCGGCGCGCAGATCGATGAATATCGCACCAGCACGGCCGATATCTCGGCGCAGCCGCGTTATTTCACGGTCTTCGGTGACGAGATCGAGCTCGCGCCGACGCCGGACGCCGCCTACACGATCGAGATGGTCTATCGGCAGTTCATTCCGCCGCTCGCCCTCGGCGGGACCAACTGGCTCCTGACGGCCGCGCCGGATCTGTACCTCTACGGCGCCCTGCTGGAGGCCGCCCCCTACATCAAGGAAGATGCGCGCATTCAGACCTGGGGACTCGGCCTGACGAGCGCGTTGGGTGATCTCAACACGCTCGGCATGACGAGCACTTTCAACGCCGGACCGATGACGATGCGTGTTGCAGGGCAGGTCGTGTAACGGAGATCATTATGGCTGCATTCAATAAATTCAATTCGTTCGTTGCCGATCTCGCATCTGGGAAACACCAGATGCAGACAGGAACGACGCACGTCTACAAGGTATACCTTGTCAGCAATCTGAATCAGCCGAACGCCGGCAACACGGCTTACGGCACACCGGCTGACCTGGCCACGGCCAACGGCTACACGGCCGGCGGCGTCTCGATCGGTACGGTCACCGGAGCGCAGGCCTCCGGAACGTTCAAGTTCGTCGGCGGCACCGATCCCGGCTGGACAGCCTCGGGAGGCTCGATCGGCGCCTTTCAATACGCGGTGCTTTACAACTCGACGGCCTCCGGCCAGCCGCTGATCGGCTGGTGGGATTACGGCACGGCGATCACGCTGACAAACGGCAACACGTTCACGGTCGATCTCGACCAGGTGAACGGCATTTTGACGATCGCATGACATGGCAGCTTTTCTCGACATCTGCAGGTTCCTGCCGACAGCGGGCGGAACGACGGACTGGACCTACGCGGCGATCGTCCAGGGCCATCAAAGCCCGGCGGCGGCCGGTGCGAGCAACGGCGTGCTTTACAAATATCGCGCCGAGAGTTCTGACCTGACGCAATGGGAGGTGGGCGAGGGCGCTTACAACGCATCGACCGGCACACTCGCCAGGAGCACGGTGCTGTTCAATTCCGTCGGCAATACCGCCAAAGTAAATTTCTCCGCTCTGCCGCAGGTCGCCATCGTTGCCCTGAAGGAAGATCTGGTCTCGATCGAAGAGACAAATGCCTTTTCGGTGGCGCAACAGGCGCAAGCCAGATCAAACATTGCCGCTTCGGGGTCCTTGCGCACGCGCAGAGTGTTCACAAGCGGATCCGGCACATACAGCCTGCCGGCAGGCTGCAAAACGATCCTGGTCCGCATGGTCGGCGGAGGCGGTGGTGGCGGCGGTGGCGTCTCCGGAAGCACATCGGGAAACTCGGGCGGCGCAACAACATTCGGCTCCAGCCTGTTAGTTGCAGCCGGAGGCGGCGGGGCCGGTGGTCCAGGCGCCGGATACGCCGGTGGCGGAGGGGCCTCCGGAGGCGACATCAATATCAACGGTGGCTGGGGCTGGCCCAGTTATTTTGCCGGAGGTAGTTCAAGCGT